AGGATTGGCTTAAGAACGCAAGCATCCCTAAAGAGAAAACGCTCAAGACTGACCTCATTTCACCGTTGATGAAGCCTGACTCTAAAGGTGCTATCTACTTGGAGTCTAAGAAAGACATGAAAGCGCGTGGGTTAGCCAGCCCAGACAGTGCAGACGCCATAGCGCTAACTTTTGCTTTCCCTGTTGCAAACCGTGAAAGTCGTACTACAATCCGTAAACAAACGTATCAGTCGCAAAGCGCAGCCCTTAACTCATGGATGGGGAGCTAATATGTGGAAAACTGTTTTAGAACTTTTTAACTTCGGCCGTAAAAAGCCTAAACTCAAGGAGCAACCATGCCTCTCAAAAAAAGTACCAGTAAAGAAGCCTTCAAGTCGAACATCCGCGCAGAAGTCAAAGCCGGTAAACCCATCAAGCAAAGCGTTGCCATCGCTTACAGCGAAAAAGCCCAAGCCGCTAAAGGCAAAAGCAAAGGAAAAAAATAATGGCTAAGTTACCTACTAAAACCCGTAATTCTTTGGCTAAATCCGAATTTGGTATGCCAGGCGAGCGTAAATATCCGATGCCTGACCGCGCCCACGCTGCAAATGCAAAAGCCCGTGCAAGCCAAGAAGTGAAAGCTGGCAAACTATCGCCATCAAGCAAATCCAAGATTGATGCTAAAGCAAACAAAATCTTAACGAAGAAAAAATGAGCTTAAAACCCCTGAGTAACTGCGTCTTGATTCGTCAAGATATTGAAAAATTGTCTGAATTAATTATTTTGCCCCAAGACAAGTTATTTAGCGGTATCATTGTGGCAATTGGTGAAGGTAAGAAAAGTCCGAAAGGATTTCTTGAGCCTATGAACGTCAAAGAAGGCGACCATGTGCTATTCGGTGAGTTTTCCGGGCAAAAGGTCACAGTCGATGGCGAAGAACTGCTTATGATGCGCGAAGGCGATATTATTGGGATATTGGATGCTTAGTAGAAAAGAAGCCAAAGCACAAGGATTAAGCAAATACTTTACAGGCGTTGCTTGTAAATATGGGCATACTGCTGAACGCTTTGTATCTACTAAAATCTGCGCTGAATGTAACAAAATAAAAACAGCAAGTTGGCGGGCTAAAAATGCAGTGAAGCATAAGCAATTAAGAGCCGAATATTACCAAAAAAACGCAGATAAACTAAAACAAGTAAAAATTACAAATTACTGGAAAAAGCCTGAAGAACATAGAGCTTACGCAGCTAAATATTTGCGTGAAAATCCAGCTAAATACATTGCTTACAATGCCAAACGCTATGCTAGTAAAAAGCAACGCACCCCCGCTTGGTTAACTTCGGTTGATTTTGAGCGTATGGAAAATGAATATAGACTTGCAGCATTGCAGACTAAAATAACTAAAACAATATGGCACGTTGATCATATAATCCCGTTACAAGGTGAGAATGTATGTGGGCTGCACGTCCCTACTAATTTAAAAGCTATTCCTGGTATGGACAATCTAAGAAAGAGTAATCGTTATGGCCTATGATCAGTCATCCATGAATATTGTTGGCAAAGTAGCCGACACAGGTAGTAATCCCACCACTACTCCAAATGAGCAGTCAGACGTTCTTGCAACGATGCGCCATCGCTTTCAAATGGCGATGTCTGCTTATTCTGAATCAAGAGAAGATGAGCTAGATGACCTTCGGTTTATGGCCGGATCTCCGGACAACCAATGGCAGTGGCCCGCAGACGTATTGGCAACTCGCGGATCTGTCCAAGGACAGACAATCAATGCGCGCCCATGCCTCACAATCAACAAACTGCCGCAGCACGTCAAGCAAGTAACAAACGAGCAACGTCAAAACCGACCCTCTGGAAAAGTAATTCCTGCGGACGACAAAGGCGATGTTGAAGTAGCGGAAATCTTTGAAGGTATGGTTCGCCATATCGAGTATATGTCTGACTCCGATGTAGTCTATGACACCGCTTGCGAAAACCAAGTAACCTACGGCGAAGGGTACTTTCGTATCCTGACCGAGTTTTGTACCGATAACTCGTTTGACCAAGATATCCGTCTAGGTCGTATTCGTAACGCATTTAGCGTGTACATGGATCCGATGATTCAAGACCCTGCTGGTTGTGACGCTGAATGGTGTTTCATTAGCCAAGATATTGAAAAAGATGAGTACGAGCGTCAGTATCCTGATGCCGCGCCCATCACATCCATTATGTCCCAAGGTGTCGGTGATGATTCCCTGTCCCAATGGATTAATGAGAACACTATCCGTATTGTTGAGTATTTCTACTATACGCACACCCCGACTAAGCTTAATTTGTACCCAGGCAATCAAGCGTTTTACGCAAATAGTCCTGAAGATAAGCAAATGAAACAGCATGGCTTAAAACCCATCAAAACGCGCACCGTAGATGTGAAAAAAGTCATGTGGATGAAGTCTAATGGCTATGAAGTTTTGGAAGAACAGGAATGGGCAGGCAAATGGATCCCTGTGATTCGTGTTATTGGTAACGAATTTGAAGTAGATGGCCGTATTTATGTGTCTGGTTTGGTTAGAAACGCCAAAGATGCACAACGTATGTACAACTACTGGGTATCTCAAGAGGCAGAAATGCTTGCCTTGGCTCCAAAAGCACCGTTTATCGGTTATGGTGGTCAATTTGAAGGCTATGAACAGCAATGGAAAACCGCTAACACGACCAATTGGCCGTATTTAGAGGTAAACCCTGATGTAACAGACGGAATGGGCGCAACTTTGCCACTTCCACAACGCGCACCACCACCTTTGGCACAAACTGGTCTTATTCAAGCCAAAATGGGCGCGTCTGATGATATCAAGTCCACCACTGGACAGTATGACTCGAGCTTAGGAGCCACAAGCAACGAACGCTCGGGTAAAGCTATTATGGCTCGCGAGAAACAAGGCGATGTAGGTACTTACCATTATGGCGATAACCTTACTAAAGCAATTCGTTTTGCAACTCGCCAGTTAATTGACTTGATTCCTAAAATTTACGATACCGAGCGCGTTGCCCGCATCGTCGGTGTTGATGGCGAAGTATCTATGGCTAAGATCAACCCCGATCAGCCTGAACCAGTTAAGAAAATTGTTGACCAACAAGGCATTGTGATTGAAAAAGTCTACAACCCTAGCGTTGGTGTCTATGATGTTGTGGCTACTACAGGCCCAGGCTATATGACCAAGCGCCAAGAAGCAATGGACGCAATGGGTCAGATTTTGCAGGGCAATCCTGAACTATGGAAAGTGGCTGGCGATTTATTTGTTAAAAATATGGATTGGCCTGGCGCCCAAGAACTATCTGAGCGTTTGGCTAAAACAATTGATCCTAAGCTATTGGCAGTTGGCGACGAAGATCCAGCCTTGGCTGCTGCTCAACAACAAATTCAAGCTATGTCTGGCGAAATGGATGCAATGCACAAAATGTTGCAAAACGTCAGCCAATCTATTGAAATGCAGGACTTGGAGCGTAAAGATTTTGAAGCGCAGATCAAGATGTATGACGCTGAAACCAAGCGGGCTGTTGCTATGGCTGCCGCTATGACTCCTGAGCAGATTCAAGACATTGTGTTGGGTACTGTACATGGCATGATGACTACTGGCGATTTAGTGACTGAAATGCAACGCGATACTTCGCAAGATATGCAAGAAGAAGAAGCTAAAGAACAGCAAATGGAACAGCCACAAGGCCAACCACCGCAAGGAATGATGCAAGAGCCAGGCGAAGCCCCTGAAGCACAAGGGCTAAATGAGCAACAAGAGCCAAATGAGCCACCACAAGGGATGCCACAATGAAAGCCGCTGATTTTGTAGGAATCTTGTTTTTAGCCCGTGATGTGACTCATTCCGTTCATTTGAACACCCGTAGCTACTCAAAACATAAAGCTTTAAACAAGTTTTATGACGAAATTATTGAAGCTGCTGATGATTTTGCAGAAGCGTATCAAGGTCGTCACGGTTTGATTGGCCCAATTAGCCTAATGTCCGCTAAAAAAACTAGCAATGTCATTGAGTTTTTAGAAGGGCAACTTGCCGAGATTGAATCAGTACGATACGATGTTTGCGATAAAGCAGATACATCAATGCAACAGTTAATTGATAATATTATTCAACTTTACCTATCTACCCTGTATAAATTACGCTTCTTGGCATAATGGCAATAACGATTAACCATTCAACCCCCGCTGATGGCTCTTTTAGCGCCTCGGGGGCTACTGCTTGGAACGCTAATCATAGTTTAGTGGGCGCAGGGACGATGGCAGAGCAAAACGCTAATGCCGTAGCAATCACAGGTGGTTCGATTGATGGAACACCTATCGGCGTAAGCGTTGCAAGTACTGGCGCCTTTACTTCACTCGTAGCTACATCGGGTGTTGGTGGGGGTGCATTTTAATGGGGCCATTTTTTAATGGAAGTTTCTTTGCAGGTGGCTTTTTTGAGGGTATTATTGTAGCCACTGAGCAATTATGGATTAAAATCCGTACATTCACGGAAAGAGGAAGATTCTAATGTCTATCAATTTAAAAGCAATTACCGTTTGTATCGGTTATCAACAAATTACTAGCTTAAGCTCTGCTGTTGGACTTACTGTACCTACAATGGATAAAACAGGCTTAAAACAAATGCCTACCATTGCAATAATTACACCTTTGACCGGCAACGTGCGTTGGCGCGATGATGGCACTGCGCCTACTGCTTCTGTTGGTATGCCTTTGGCTGCTGGCGTGACTTTGCAGTATGACGGCAATTTAAATGGTATTCAATTTATTAAT